TGCGATGGGACACCCAGGAATTGTTGGCCGACTAAATATCCGTCGATCTAACGACGTTTACCACACTAGCGGATCGTTCTCCAGCCTGCTTTTGGATGCGGCCAGCAAGACCCTCACGGCGTCTTACGTCGAGGCCCCATACACTTGGGACCAATGGGTGCGACAAGCTCAGTCGGTTGACGACTTCAAAAACATCAACCGCATCAGCCTTGGCGAATCGCCAAACCTTGAGGTTGTTCCCGAAGGCAAGGACTACCCAGAGGGCAAGGTTGTCGATCAACGCAAATCGTACAAGATCGAGAAGTACGGTAAGGAATTTACCGTCACTTGGGAAACGGTTATTAACGATGACCTTGACGCACTTTCGCGCATCCCAGCGATGCATGGCTCGGCGGCTCGTAGGACGCAAGAAAAGGCGATCTATGACGTCTTTTTGAGCAACCCAACGATGCCTGACGGCGTTGCACTGTTTAGTGCTTCGCACGCCTCCGGGACTAACCTTTCGGGCGCGGCAGCGGCTCCAAGCAAGACGACGCTTGACAAAGCATTCGAAGTGATGGGAAAGCAAAAGGGGCTCAACAGCGATGTGTTCCTCGGGCTTACGCCGTCGATTCTCTTGGTGCCTTTGGCTTACGCCGGGACAGCCTTGGAGCTTGTTAATTCGACGGCTTCGGTCGAGAGCGAAAAGAATAGCGGCGTCTCGAACCTTTACGGACGAGGCGGTGCTCGGCAGTTGCGAGTTGTTGCAAGCCCATACCTGGATGCCAACAGCGGCACCAACTGGTACGCAATCGCGGATAACAGCCTGATTGACACGGTTGAAATCAGCTTCTTGAGCGGTGAGGAATCGCCGGTCTTGGAAAGCGATTACAACATCCGAAACGATTCGTACATCTACACCGTTCGCCAAAGTATGGCGGCAGCGGTAATCGAGCATCGCGGCGTCTTCGCAAACCGTGCGTAGTGTCGATTGATTTGTAGCCCCTGGGCAATTGCTTGGGGGCTTTTTGGGACGGCAACAAAATTTACAAAACAGGAACATAAGAACATGGGCGACATGCGTGACTTTCAGATTTTTTACGACGATTTCAACGGGGCTGTGGCAACGTTTCCAACTTCGGCAGACCCAGCTACGGCTTGGCTTGTTGACGACACTTCGTCGGCTGGGGCTCCGACCTATTCCAAGGGAACCAGCGAAGCGACACTAACGCTCGCATCCACGAGCGAAATCGAGAACGTTTGTTTGCACTTCAATGATGCATTGGACTTCGACATCGACCTGATTCAGCGGCTCGAAATGCGGGTCAAGATTGGAGCGGCCACCTTCACGAGCGGTTCAATCCTTTGCTTCGGTCTTGGCTCGGCTCGGAACGATACCGCCGACAGCGTTGCAGCCAATGCTTGGTTTCGCATGGAAGGAGCAAACAGCACAACGCTTGTTTACCTTGAAACTGACGACGGGGTGCGCGACAACGATGACATCTCTAGCGGCGTGACCCTTGGAACAACCTACAAAGAATTTGTCATCGACTTTACTGGCGGAAAGAGCGACGTAAAGTTTTACATCGACGGCCAGCGAGTTGGCGCGACAACGACTTTCGACATGAGCGGCTATTCCTCGGGATTGCAGCCGCTTGTTCAGGTGCAAAAGGCAGCCAACACGAACGTCGATTCGGTTGTTGTTGACTACTTCAAGGCGACTTGCAAGCGAGCCTAATCCGTGAGCCTTCACGATACCATTATCGAGGATGCCAAGACGGTTTTCGCCAACCCGCAAGACTTCGCAGAATCGATCGTTTACTACAAGCGAAACGGTCGATCGAGGAAGATCAACGCGGTGGTTGTGCGAGATGATTCTTTGCAGCTACCAGAAGCGTCAGACCTAGTGACCCCACGGTTTATGGTCTACGTTTCTAATGATGGATCGGAAGGTATTGAGAGCAAAGAGCTTGACCTCGGCGGGGACCAAATTGAATTATCTCCGCGAGTTGGCGAACCTGCTGAGCGGCGGTCTATTGTTCGGCTTGTTGAGCACGATGAAGGGATGTTGGTTTTAGAGTGTCGCTAGCAATCATCGAGTTAATCGCGGTCGAATTGGAATCCAGGCTATCAGCTATGGTAGGCGATTCGACTACGTACCCAACCGACGTCCAAGAGGTAAAGCGACCTACTCGATTTGCCAACTACACGCCGATAGATCGCCAAATCATCATAACTCAGGGCGTCCAGAATGAAGTGCCTGAACTGTCCTGTCCGGGCAACCCTCCGGCGGTGGCACTGGCTCAACAGTTCAATATCCGGCTGGTTTTGATGCCTTCGGAGCGAAGCCAGGACGCAATCGACACACTACTAAATCAATTCGGGTCAGATGTTCGCAAGTGCATCTGTAGCCCGACTAGCTCCTGGCACACGTTCGACGGCAACGCTTTGTTTGCTACCTTCGGAACCAAGATCAACTTTACTTCAGATGGCGGTATCGACGGGGCAAACATGCAGTTGATCGTGACCTATAGGGTCGATGAAGACGATCCGACGGTGAGGCGGTGACGCAATGATAATAGATATATTTGCACACGAAGAAAAAGCCAAGCTAGCAGCCGAGCGGGTAATTAACTACACCGATGGACTGGAGAAGGCTTTCAGCAATCGCATTGAGGAAGCAACCAAAGAAACGAGGCGGCGAACAGAACGCGAAATCGTTACGGCGATGGCCGTTGAGCGGGTCGATGAACTCAGGGCTTTTTGCGTCGACGAAAAGCTAATCGACAACTTGCTAGCCAAAGAATCAATCCTCAAAATCGACGACACGTTTACCGTTCCGCTTAGGGCGTTCAAGGCACGCCAAACCGTCGAAGGCGTCGAGATTGAATTCGTTCGAGGCAGCCCGGCAATGATGTTCGACGGGGCTTTCGGGCCGAAGATTCCCAAGCTAGGCAGAAACATTTACAAGCGACTCGGACGGGCTCGATTCCCGATTCAAAAACTCAGGGACTTGCAAGCCACCAAGATCGAGGGCGTCAAGGAAGCTTTTGATCGCGGGGCGGCTCAGGCTAAATCAATAATGGCGCGCAAGCTCAAAGAAGCAAAACAGGACGCAAACGACATACTTGGAAGGGACAAATATGCTACTACGTAAAAAGACCGTTTTGGGTGCAAAAATCGAATCAACCGTAGGGACAGCCGAAACGATTGCGGCAGCGGATTGCACGATCAATGCCTACGACCTGATGATTAACCCAGAAGCTACTTTTGAAGAGCGGCAGGGGCAAGGCGGCTTTGGTCGCTTGACATCCATTCCAGGTGCTAGGATTGGCAGGGCCACCTTTTCGATTGATCTAGCCTATGACGGCTCGACAGTTCCAGCATGGGCCAGCACGTTCCTTCCGGCTTGCGGCGTTGTGCTTTCGACGGCAACCTACTTTCCAAAAACTGAAGTTCCGGCATCGGGCAGCGCGGTAAAGACCCTGACGATTGCAGGATTCTTCGATGGCGTCCGGCGGCGTATTTATGGGGCCGTTGGCAACGCTCGATTCGTCCTGCCTACTGGGCGAATGGGCCGGGTTGAATTCGATTTCCAAGGGGTCTACGACGACGAAGCAGACGCGGCGATCCCAAGCAGCATTAACTACGTCAACACGCTACCCCTTCGCATTGCAGGCGGTGCAACGTCTTGGGCGTCGGTTAATATCTGCCTTGAGTCGGCGACTATCGATTTAGGCAACGTAATTACCGCAAGGGAATGCTCGACCTCGGCGGCGGGCGTCGATAGCTTTGTTATCACGGATCGCAATCCGCGAATCACTGGCAATCCTGAATCCAAACTGATTGCCACTCAAAACCGATACAGCCAATTCCGCGATATGACCGAAGGAAGCCTTTCATTTACGATTGCGGGACCAACGACATCAACGCTTGTATTTGCAGTCCCCAAGGCCCAGCTAGTAGCCAAGCCAATGGGCGAGCGAAACGGCATTATGACCGATCAACTCGAATGGCAGGCAAACAAAAACGTAGACGCTTCGGACCAAGAATTCTCAATCGCTTTTAACCATGCAGCCTGATACCTTCACAGACAAAATCGACGGGTACGACATCGAGTTTACCTTGCATCGCTTGAGGTTCCGAAAGACCGAGCAGGTCTTGGGGCTTATTAGCGATTTTAGGGAATCGACCGAACCAAAAAAACAGATAGCAGCGATTCGCGAAGCCGTCTCAATTTGTTTGGCCGGTTGGAGTCTCGACAGGTCCATAAGCACCTGGGACGAAGAAATCGAAGTTGCCGACGCGGTGAAGCTTGTTAGTTGCTGCTTACGCGGCAATTCGGCAAGCGAAGGTGATAAAAAAAAATAAGGACAGCCGCATTCATCCGATGCGGCGAATTATGCAAGTCTTGCACTCGAAACCAATGCAACAACAAGCCGAGCAACGAACTTCCGTTGATGTTAGCTTGTCCAGGTTGCGACGAATCCGGATGCGATGCTTGCGAGGGTCGAGGGTATTTTGAAATCAACGATTGCCCGAAGGATTACGTAGGGCATCGAGTTAGCTCAGCGGCTAACCTTGCGGCATGGGTCTCTAAAGGGATTTTGCCAGAGGCGGGCGGGATTTACGATCAGGACGCGTGGTTTGTTTCAGTGCAAAATGCACTTGAGGCAGACGTAAACCGAATTGAGGAGCAGAGGCGTAAAAATGGCTGACGTAGAAGTCACACTTGGAGCGAAAAACGAAGCCTCTGCGGTGTTGCGTCAGTTCTCCAATGAGGTGACGCAAACGGCTCAACAGGTTGAATTTTCGATCCGTGGGCTAGCCCAGTTGGCAGGCGTGACGGCAGCGGTAATCGGAATCGTCGAAGCCGGGCGGGCCATTGTGGGCTTTGCATCGTCTTCGGTGGCGGCGTTCGACGATTTGAACCGATCATCGATCAAGCTTGCCGAGACGGTCGCTTTAATCCCAGGGGCCGCAAAGGCGGCATCGGATGAGATGGTCAAGGTCGCCAATAGCCTTGAGCGAATGACCAACGTCGATTCGGGACGCATTCAGGATCAAATGTCCCAAGCATTGCGGCGCGGTGCTGGGGTGGGCGATATTGAGGACATGGCCGAAGCGGCCCTAGGGCTATCTCGGGTGTTCGATCGAGACTTGGCCTCTGCAATGCGGATGGTCGAGGATGCTACCAAAGGCAACTTCGCAGCGTTTGAGGGCTTGATTCCAAATATCAACGAACTAGCGACAACGGAAGAGCGGCTTGCGGCGGTTAGCGAATTGGCCACCAAGGGGCTATTAAACAAAGCGGACTCGGCAAAGCATGCGACCGAAGCAAGCGAGGCCCTTAAAGTGGCGGCGCACAACCTCTATGAGGCTTTCGGGGCTTTGCTTGCCCCAGTTCGGGATGTTGTCTATCGAGGCTTTGCGGTTGCCTTTGAGTACATTCAAAGCTCGATGATTCCTGCGATGGATGATTTTGTCCGGCACGGTGAAGACCTAGCAAACGCAATGCAGGATGCCAGCAAGACGATTGCCGAAGCTTTCGTAACTGGGTTCGCGGCGGCAGAGATAGCGGTATTTCGCTTCGAGGATGTTCTTGAGGTGATTTCAGCGTCAGTACTGCTTTCGGCTCACAAGATCTACAACGATGTAGTGTTCGTGTTTGATGGGTTGCTAGCTAGGGCAAATTGGTTTATTGACGCATACGAAAAGCTTTTGTCGGGCCGGTTTACCTTCGAGGATGTTTTGAAGGAAATGCCAGCCTTTGGAGAGCGGGCGGTAACCGAAACCGAAAAAAGCTTGCAGGCCATTCTTGACGAGGCGGTCGGTGGTCTTACCGAAGATTTTGACGCAAAAATCAGAGAGCGGCTATCGGCATTGCAAGACGCAATGAAGCTAGAAATAGGCATCGATTTGAAGCCAAGGGCAGGGGCCGCTAGTGCGTTGCAAGATCAATTGCGATCGCTAACTGCCTTCGAGTCGCGGGTGCTTGTGCGAGGCCAGACAGATAGCCCAATCGATAAGCTAGTCAAGAACACGGCAGACGCCACCAAGCTGCTTTCGAGCATTGACGGGACGCTAAAGAGTCCGACGGAATCCGCGAAGGAACAATTCCAGCTCCAGGAGATTCGCTAGATGCTCAATGATAAAATCTACAGCGTTGATCTTATGTGGAGCGGGCTCGGCGGCGATATTTCGATTACGGATAACTTCCGGCGGGCGGATGCGCGTTTACAAAAGGTCTACCAAGTATTCACAACCCCCGACGCTTCCTTAAATGACGTTTTGCAAGCCCCTGGAATCCCGGCGGCTGGATCATCGTTTGGCGGCGGGTTTGATTTTGTATTCGCAGTTCAGGCAAGTCCCAAGAGGCAAAGCCCGGTCTACTGGATCGTCACAGTACCCTATGAGGGCGAAGTATCCTTTGGCTCAGGCGGCCCACAGGGCAACCAAAACAACGGCGTGCAAAGCCCGTTGCTAGCCCCGGCAATTATCGATTTTGACGACGTTGAAGAGGAGCTAGAAATCGATGAGGATTTTGACGGCAACCCTTTGGTGACAGCCAACGGCGAACCCGTCAACGGCATCCGGCGTAAGTTCGCCGATCAGACCGTTACGATTCAAAAGAACATGCTGACCTTCTCAAGCTACGTTCAAGGGCGGTACAGGCATTCGGTCAATGCTGATACTTTCCTGACGTGGCCAGCGGGTACGGCGAAAATGCAAAAGCTCCGAGCCAAGGCGGTTGCATCCCCCGAAACTCCCTTCGGTGGTTACTATCAAGTGACGGCGGTAATTCAGTTCCGATACCCGTATCGAACCACACCGGAAAAGGCGTGGTATTCACGGTCTAGGCACGAAGGGTACTATAAGCGGGTCGAGCTGCCAGGGCCCCCCGTCAACGGCGCTCAGCCCACGGCAATCGTCCGGGCAACTAGAGCAGGCGAACCGACAGCCAAGCCGGTGCTGCTCGACGAAAAAGGGTTTCAGCTACCCGACGTAGATCCTCCGGCGCAGCAAACAGCGTTTTGGCAGGAAAAAAAGCTTTACGAACCACTCAGCTACAACGCACTAGGACTTCTACCATAAGGCCAAAAAATGAGCACGATTACTAGCGTCATTCTTCAAATTCCCGATCGGTCGCTGACCAACAACGACATCGCAGGCAATGCGAATATCGAGCCGTCCAAGCTAGGACAAAAAGTTCTTGCTGAATACGTGGTCCCTGTTGAGGCATTTAAGACATGGGACGCAGTTGCAAGCAATCTGCCCGCAGCGGCAGCTAGCGACGATCTAGGGCTAGTTACAGGCACTTGGTTGACCAATCCTGTGAGGATCACGGCAGGCGATTGCAAAAACCTAGGGGCCACAACCCGCAGGGTTTATTTTTCGATTCCGATACCGCCAAACTACGATGACGGCGAAACGATCCAAGTCCGAATCCGGGCAGCGATGGAAACTACCTTGGCGTCGACGGCTTGCACGATCGATCTAGAGGCCGTGGTGGGGTCAAGCGGAACGCCAACAGCGGATTTGGTGACTACGGCGGCTCAATCGATGAACAGCCTGACAGCGGCCAATTTCGACTTCACGATTAACGCGGCTAGCGTCGATCCAGGGCAGTTGCTCGAATGTCGCTTGTCGGTTTCGTGCAATGACACGGCGACGGCAACGGCAGTAACCCCGGCGATTTACAAAATATCCTTACTCGCAGACACCAGGGGTTAAGCGTGGCTCAAAAGGATATCGGGTACTACAGCCCAGACCTTGCGAAACGAATTCGCGATAATTCGTTCGCATGGGAGCGCGAAAGGGCGGCAAAGCCGGTCGAGATTCGGCAATCGACCCCTGACCCGATTTACTTTTACAACGCATCGACCGAAACGATACCGGCTTACGGTTGCATCCAAAAAGTAGGCATGGAAACCATCGACGGGCAGTCGATTGTCAAGGTGGATCGGCCAATCGATTACACCGCTTCGGTAATGGGTCCATTTTTGCTTAATGGGCCAGCGGAGGTTGCAAAAAACGGGCTCGGCACCGCTCAATGGGGTCCGATCTTCCGAGCGAAAAAAGACTCGGCGACTTACTCGACGGGTACGCGAATGGGGCCAAAGGCCAGTGCTTTTGAGCTTGAAAAGGGATGCCTGTTTACCTTTATCGGCAACGATGAGCAATCCGACGATTTGATAAAGGTGATTGCCTGCGAGACGCCGTTGCTAGCGATCGTTGGGGCCTCTGGCATTGCAGGCAATAGCAGCGGGACCGTGACAGCCAAACAACCCGCAAGCGGGAACTGGACAGCGGGCAGCGTGACCTATACGGCATGGGCTCCGACAGCAACAGCGATAGCAGCGGCGGCTACGGTTATGATATTCCCGATCGATGCTAAATGGGTGGC